AAAGCACCTACGCGAGCGTGGTGTTCCCGGCCTGGTATCTGCTGAGCCATCCGCAGACGCAGGTGATCGCGGCCTGCCACACCGAAAGCCTGGCCGCGCATTTCGGCCGGCGGGTGCGGGCGATGGTCGCCGAGCATGGTGCGGCGAGCGCCGACGGGCTGGCGCGCGACGACCGCGCGGCGGTGCGCTTCGCCACAAATTCCGGCGCCAGCTACTTCGCCACCGGCGTGCGCGGGCCGCTGATGGGCCGGCGCGCCGACCTGATCGTGATCGACGACCCGGTGAAAGGCTTTGCCGAGGCGGAAAGCGGCCTGTTGCGCGACGCGCTGTGGGACTGGTTCCGCGCCGACCTGACCACCCGCCTGACCCCGCGGGGCAAAATCGTGCTGGTGATGACGCGCTGGCACGAGGACGATCTGGCCGGCCGGCTGCTGGCCGGCAGCGAGGACTGGGACGTGCTGCGGCTGCCGGCGCTGGCCGAGGCCGCCGACCCGCTCGGGCGGGAAGAAGGCGCGGCGTTGTGGCCGCAATGGGAGAGTGCGGACGCACTGGCGCGGCGGCGGCAGGCCGTCGGGCCGCGCGCCTGGGCGTCGCTGTATCAGCAGGCGCCGCGCGGCGACGCCGAGGCGCTGTTCCAGACCGGGCGCATCCTGGTGCTGGACGCCGAGCCCGCGTGCCGGCGCGTGGTGCGTGCCTGGGATCTGGCGGCGACCGCCGCCGCCGAGGGGCGCGACCCGGACTGGACGGTGGGCCTCAAGCTGGGCCGCACCGAGGCCGGCGGCTGCGTCGTGCTGGACATCCGCCGCCTGCGCGCCGGCCCGCACGAGGTGGCGGAGGCGATCGTGCAGACGGCGCAACTGGACGGCCGTGAGGTGCCGGTCGGGCTGCCGCAAGACCCCGGACAGGCAGGCAAGCAACAGGTGGCGTGGCTGACCGGCCTGCTCGCCGGCTTTCGCGTGCAGGCGAGCCCGGAGACCGGGGCCAAGATCATTCGAGCGCAGCCGGCGGCCGCGCAAGTCGAGGCCGGCAATTTTTCCATTGTTCGCGCCGCCTGGAACCACGCGTTGCTGGACGAACTGCGAGACTTTCCCGGCGGCCGCAAGGACGACCAGGTTGATGCACTGGCGCGGGCGCTGGCGATGCTGGCGGAAGCTCCGGCGCGGCGGCTGCAACTGGGATTCTTAGGGCGGTAAGGCGGTCCGACGAGTTGGCAGGATCAGGGCCGGCAGGAGCACGGCTGGTTTGGCCATGGCACGTCCGGCACGGCGGACGACGGCCGCTTCGGGCGGACCGTGTTCGGCGTGATCGGCAACCTGCGGCGCTGCGCGCCCGCTGGGACAGCATGCTGTCGCGCGGGCTGGCGCGGCTGAGATTTTTCGGGCGGTCGCACCGTCGCCACGGAAACGGGAAGAAAAATGTTCGACACCATTTGCGCGCTGATCCCGACCGATCCGGCGTTGCCGGAGCGCACGCGGCGGCTGGATATTCTGACGCGCGTGCTGGAGGGGCGCCTATACGATGCGCTGCCCTACGAGTTTCACGAGGAGCGTGGGCTGGGCGGCGAGTATATTCCGCTGCGCCGGCGCCGGCCTGCCGTGCGCTATCCGCTTGCCAAAATTGTCGTCGACGACAGCCTGTCCCTGGTGTTCGGCGAGGGGCATTTCCCTACCATCGAATGCGGCGATACGCGCGGCCGTGCCGTGCTCGGCGACATCGTGCGCGAGAGCGGGCTGAACCGGACAATGCTGGAGGCGGCCCTGCGCGGCTCCGTCGGCAGTGTCGCGGTGTTGCTGCGCGTGCTCGGTGGGCGCGTGTTCTTCCGGGTACTGCCGACCCTGTATCTGACGCCGGACTGGAAGCCGGATGCGCCCGACGAACTTTTGCGGGTTGTCGAATGCTACAAGGTGCCCGGCCGACTATTGGCCGAGCAGGGTTATGACATCGAGGATTCTTCCGCCGACTTCTGGTTCCAGCGTGCATGGGATGACGGTGCCGAAATCTGGTTCGTGCCGAGCAAGGTTGCGGATGGCCAGCCGAGCGAGATCGACGCGCTGCGCAGTGTGCAGCACGGACTGGGCTTCGTGCCGATCGTATGGATAAAAAACCTGCCGGGCGGCGACGATGTCGATGGCGCCTGCACGTTCCGCGCGGCGGTGGAGACCGGCATCGAGATCGATTACCAGTTGTCGCAAGCCGGGCGCGGCCTGAAATATTCGTCGGACCCGACGTTGCTGATCCGCGAACCCGCGGCCCTGGACAACGAAATCGTGCGCAGCGCCGGCAATGCGCTGGTGGTCAGCGAGAAGGGCGACGCGAAACTGCTGGAGATCGGCGGCACGGCGGCCGCGGCGGTGATCGACTATGTGCGCTTTCTGCGCGAGCTAGCGCTGGAGGGCGTACACGGCAACCGTGCCAGCGCCGACCGGCTGAGCGCGCCGCAGAGCGGGCGGGCGCTGGAACTGATGAACCAAGGATTGATCTGGCTCGCCGACAATCTGCGCGTCAGTTACGGCGATGCGCTGTTGCGGCTCGCCGGCATGATCGTGCGCGTCTCGGCGCTCTATCCGCTGACCGTGCGCGGCGAGGCGGTGGTGCCGCTCGACCCGGCAGCGCGGCTGAGTTTGCGCTGGCCGCGCTGGTATCCGCCGGACGCGCCGGACCGCCAGAGCGATGCGCAGACGCTGGCGACGCTGACCGCGAACGGATTGCTGAGCCGACAGACGGCGACGGCATCGATTGCCGATGTCTACGACATCGAAGACGTGGCCGCGGAAATCTCACGCATTGCACAGGTGACGGCATGAGCGACCAAACTGCTGATCCGGCGCAGGACGATGCCGTTGCCCGCGCGGCGGCGCTGGAGCGGCGGCTGGTCGAGGTGGAAGCGGCGGCGCAGCGGCGTGTCGTGCTCGCCGAACTGAAGGCCGAAGCGGTGCGCGCCGGCATGGTCGACCTCGACGGGCTGAAGCTGCTGGACATCGCGCAAATCAAGGTTGCGGAGACCGGCGAGGCCGCCGACGCGCACGGCGTGATCCGCGAATTGAAACGGACAAAGCCGTTTCTCTTCGGCGGCGCCTCCAGCTCCTCCACCGCCGGCGCGCCGCCGGCGCAGTCGCCGAAGCCGCGGCTCGCCACCGAGATGAATTTCGAGGAATGGCAGCGCGCGCGCGGGGAATTGCTGAAGCGGCGTTGACGCCGCGCAATCGATCGACCCCTGGACAGGCATTGCCCGCCTCGCGCTGCGAGCGGGGTGGGCTTGTGCGGGCTTGTGCCACCGTGATGCAACACGAGGACCCCGATGGGCATTCAGAACTTCCCGCTGTCTTTGCAGCCGATCATCCAGCAGGGCTTTCTGGAACGCGAGTTCCAGCAGGCGCTGACCAGCCGGCTCGGCTATCGCGCTGTCGCCGACCGCGAGGAATTCGCTGTTGGCATCGGCGAAACGCTCACCAAGACGCGTGCCGGGCTGAAGCCCTCTGTGACGACGCCGCTGGTGCCGTCGACCAACACCAATCTCGACAACGGCCTGACGCCGGCGAGCTTCTCGGTCGAGCAATACACCATCACGCTGAATTTCTATGCAGCCACCGCCGACCTCAACATGGTGACCAGCCGCGTCGGCATCGCCAGCCAGTTCCTGCTGAATGCCGCCATCAACGGCGAGCAGGCGGCACGCAGCCTCGACGAATTGGCACGCAATGCGCTGTTCCCGGCGTATTTCGGCGGCAACACGCGGGTGCGCCTGACGCTGGGCAGCGCCGGGCCGGCGGTGAGCGTGGACGACATTCGCGGCTTCACCCAGGTCTGGGTGAATGGCGTGCCGATGCCGGTGAGTTCGAGCAACACGCTGACGGTGGCGGTGGGCAGCGATTCCTATACGCTGATCGGCGTGGCTGCCGACAGCAGCAATGCCTCGACCGCACCGAATGGCATTTCCGGTGTGCTGACCTTCGCGACCTCCGTTACCGTCGCCGACGGCACTGCCGGCAACACCGTGACGGCAGCGACCGGCAGCGCCATCGTGCGGCCGAACTCTCGCGCCAACACCGGCCAGATCATCGCCACCGACACCCTCGACATGGCGACGCTGCTGAACGCGGTGGCGACGCTGCGACTGAACGCGGTGCCGGAGATCGATGGCGCCTACAACTGCTATCTCGATCCGGTGAGTGCAAAACAGCTGTTCGGCGACCAGGCGTTCCGGCAGTTGTTCACCGGTGCCACCAGCGCCAACCAGGTGTTCAAGCGCGGCGTGGTCAACGACTTCCTCGGCCTGCGCTTCGTGCCGACGACGGAAGCGTACGTGACCGACAACCCGAATGTGTCGAACGGGTTGATCCGCCGGCCGATCGTGTGCGGCAAGGGTGCGCTGATCGAGGGCGATTTCGCCGCCATGGCAGAAGCCGATGTGGCGCCGAAGGACAGCATCGTCTCCGTCGTCGATGGCATCGCCATGGTGACCCGTGAGCCGATCGACCGGCTGCAGCAGATCATCGCGCAAAGCTGGTACTGGATCGGCGGCTTCGCCACGCCCTCGGACACCACGACCAATTCGTCGACGATTCCAACGGCGACGAACGCGGTGTTCAAGCGCGCGGTGCTGGTCGAGCACGCCGGTTGAGCAACGCAAAACTCCCTCTCGCTCGGTTGGGCGAGAGGGCTGTTGCCGTCTACGTCCTGCGGAGATCGCCATGAGCGAGACTACTTCGGCCGCCGTGTTCACCGACGCGCAGAAGACCGACATCCGGCGCTATTGCGGCTATCCCGCCTACGGCGCCGGCGCGGCCGGGTTCCAGGGCTGGCGGTTCTTCCAGGCGTACGGATTGCTGGAATTCCGGCTGAACAACCTGTCGGTCGCGGAGGCAGCAGTCGTGCAAAATTACCTGGCCACGCTGGCGACCTTGGAAACCGCGGTGACCGACGCCGGCAGCCGGCTCGACACATCAGAGGCTGCGGTATGGACCCGCAACCCGTACGAAGTACGTGAGCGCGCCGGCCTGTTCGACGATTGGCGACGTCGACTCTGCGTCTTCCTCGGCCTGCCGCCGGGCCCCGGGCTGGGCGACGGGTCGCTGGCATTGGTGGTATAGCGATGGCACCGCTTGCAATTGATAACGCTAATATTACCGATGCGATCCGTCACGGCCTGGGCGTGGCGGCGCGTGCGGTCGGCGCGTGGTGCGACCTGTATCGGCCGGCCGGGGCGACAGCGCCGATGGACGGCGCCAACCGGTTGCTGCGCTTGCCTGCGAGTTTCGCCAATGCGCAGGGCTTCGGCGTGCCGGTGGGCTACGGCGAGGCGTTGTGGGAAGGCTATTTCGACGCCGGCTATTCGCGCGCCGGCGACTATATTGCCGGGCCGGACGGCGTGTTCTTCATCGCATCGCAGCCACGCCTCGGCCCGGTGCTGTGCGTTCGCACCAATCGGATACTGTGCTTTTCCCGACCGCAGGCGCCGCTGCTGGCGGGTGTCAATCGCTATGTTGGCGTGCAGCCGACGGCGGCGACGCCGCTCCTGCTCGACTGGCCGGCGAACGTGCTGGCGGCCGGTGTCGGCGGGCGAGGGGCGTTGCCGGCGGATGCGCCGGGCGTGCATGGCGGCTCCGGCGGCTGGGCGGTGTTGTTGCCGGCGGTGCGCGTCGCCGGCGCGCCGGTGCTGTTGCGGCCGGGCGATCTGGCGCACGACGACATCGGCCGCAGCGGCGTGATCGCCAGCGCAGAACTGACGGATCTCGGTTGGCGACTTCATCTTCGGCAGGCGGCAAGCTGATGGCGGACCAATCCGACGTGGAGGCCGCGCTGGTCGGCGCGATCGGCGGTGCGTTGTACCCGAACGGCCTTGCTGCCGCCTGTGCGGTGCCGGGTGCGGTGTGCCGCATCTATCGCGGCTGGCCGGTGCCGGCGGCGCTGGACGCCGATCTTGCCGCCAGCACCACGAACATCTCGGTGGCTCCGGTGGCCGGCGAGGAACACAACACGACGCGCTGGCCCGATGCGTGGATCCCGCAAGGGCAAACCGCGCCGACGCTGAAGGCAACCGTCAGCGGCGACACGGTCACATTCGGCGGCAGCGCCAGGCCTGGTCAGGTGGCGGCGGTGATTGCCGACACGACCTGGGCCGCGCGACGATTGCAACCGGGAGATACGCCGGCGAGCATCGCGGCGGTACTGGCGGTCTCGCTCGGCGCGGTTCGCGCGGCGAGTGCGAGCGGTGCCACGCTCACGGTGCCCGGCGCGATCAAGCTGGTCGCGCGTGCGGAGATGGACCAGCCGACCTTGCGACTCTCGCGCCGGCAGCGCCAAGCCTTCCGCATAACGGTGTGGTGCGGCGATCCGGCGACGCGCGACTCGGTGGGCAGCGCCATCGACTCGGCACTGTCCGGCATCGACTTTCTTGGCCTGCCGGATACCACCAGCGGACGGCTGCGTTATCTGGCGTCCGCTGTTTCCGACCGTTGGGAGGACGCGGCGCTGTATCGGCGCGAGCTGACCTATTCGGTGGAGTTCCCGACCACGATTGCGGCCAATCTGCCGCGCATGGCGGTGGGCGGCTTCACGGCAACGCTCGGCGAGGGCGGCAGCAGCGAGACTTTGTTGAGCTGAACGACGATTTTGCGCGACCGCGCGCCCCAGGCAGGAGACCAGAATGCCGATTGTGCAGCAGGGCAGCATCAACACCACCGCGCTGGTGGTGCCCGACCTCTATGTGCAGATCGTCCCGCCGCAGAACTTGTTGCTCAACGGCGTGCCGACCGACATCGTCGGTGTGGTCGGCAGTGCCAGTTGGGGGCCGGTGGGGCAGCCGGCGATCGTCGCGACAATGTCGGACTATGCCACCACGTTCGGGCCGCTGGTTGCGCGCAAATACGACATGGGCACGCACGTCGCGACAGCGGTGCAGCAGGGCGCACAGAATTTCCGCTGCGCGCGGGCGACCGACGGCACCGATAGTGCCGCGCAGTTGACGCTGCCGGGCACGGCGTTCGCGCTCACCGCGCGCTATACCGGCAGTCTCGGCAACACCATCGTCGTCACGCTCGGCAACGGCAGCAAGGTCGGCACGTGGCGATTGACCGTGGTGCTGCCGGGCTTGTTGCCGGAAGTGTACGACAACATCGCGGGCAGCGGCGCGGCATTCTGGCAGGCGTTGGCGAATGCGGTGAATCTGGGTCAGGGGCCGCAGCGCGGGCCAAGCGCCCTGGTTAAGGCGGCGGCAAACGGCACGACGGCGACTCCTGTCTCTGGAACTTACGCGTTCTCGAGCGGCACGCCGGGCAGCGACGGCGCGAGCTTCGTCACCGCCGCAACGCTGGTCGGTGTCGATGTGGCGCCGCGCAAGGGCATGTATGCACTGCGCGGACAAGGCAGCAGCATCGCGTTGCTGGCGGACGCCGACGATGCGACGCAGTGGACCACGCAGGCGCAATTCGGCTTGTCCGAAGGCATCTACATGATCCTGACCGGGCCGGCCGGCGACAACATCGAGAACGCGGTCACGACCAAACAGACGGCCGGCCTCGATTCATACGCCTGTAAGCTGATGTTCGGCGACTGGGTGTGGTGGAACGACCCGGTGAACGCGGCGCTGCGCGTGGTCAGCCCACAGGGGTTCGTCGCCGGGCGGCTGGCAAATCTCAGTCCCGAACAAAGCAGTTTGAACAAGCCGCTGTATGCCGTGGTCGGCACGCAACTGAGCGGCGCGCCGGGCAGCGGCACCAGCACGAGCTATGCGGCGGCGGATCTCGCCGTGCTGTTCCAGGCCGGCATCGACGTGATCGCCAATCCACAGCCCGGCGGCGCGTTCTGGGGCGTGCGCGGTGGTTTCAACAGCAGCAGCAACAGGGCGATCGACGGTGACAACTACACGCGGCTGACGAACTATATCGCGGCCACGCTCGCCTCCGGCATGGGGCAGTATGCCGGGCAGGTGGTCAACGCCGACCTGTTCCGCCGCATTCGCGCCACGCAGCTGAGCTTTCTGCAAAACATGCTGAGCCAGGGTATGCTCGGCACCACCGACGGCAGCCTACCGTTCAGCGTGATCTGCGACACCAGCAACAATCCGTCGAGCCGCACCGGCCTGGGTTACGTGCAGAGCGACGCGCAGGTCTTGTATCAGGCGATCAACGAATTCTTCATCGTCAACATCGAAGGCGGACAGACGGTGCAGGTGCAGACGCAGGTGTTGCCGACCACGCCGGGCGCGCTCGCGGCCTGAGTCATCACTTTCGATTAAGAGGTTTCAATGTCAGGCAGCATGTTCTCTGTTGGCCGCGACTGCCAGGTGGTGGTGCTCGGCGCCTACGGCCGCATCGATCTGACGCATGTGACCGGGTTCGAGGCCCGGCAGATGACCGCTTCGGTGCGGGTGGACCGCATCGACGGCGTGCAACTCGGCGCGGAATTGCCGAAGGGCTGGGACGGACATTTCGAGTTGGAGCGCGGCAACTCGGCGGTCGACGACTTCATCGCGCAACTGGAATCCGACTACCACAACGGCCAGTCGCCAGCGCCTGGCACGCTGTATCAGTATATCAGCGAGGCGGACGGCTCGACCAGTACCTACCAGTACAACAACGTCGTGTTTCGGCTGGCGAGCTCCGGCATGTGGCGCGGTGATGCCAGCGTCAAGCAGCGACTGGAGTTCTTCGGCAGCACGCGGGTGCGGATGTGACGGCGACACCCTCGGCCCGGCTGATCGCCGCGGCGCAGGCGGCGCCGTGCGTGACCGATGCACAAGGACGGCGGTTGCAACTGCGAAAATTGACCGCGCTCGACAAGCTACGACTGTTCAAGGCGGCCGGGCCGGTGCTGGCGCAGAACCAATCCTGGCTTGGCATGGCGGCGTTGGCGGCGAGCGTGGCCGCCATCGACGAAGTGCCGGTGCCACCGCCGGGCAACGAGGCGCAGATCGAGGCGTTGGTCGCGCGGCTCGGTGATTCCGGCATCGCCGCGATCGGAGCGACGTTGGCGGAGGCGCAGCCGAGTGCAGCCGAGGCGGCGGCCACGGCGGGAAACTGAGCCGGCACCCCGATCTGGTGGACTGTCTTTACCTGGTCAGGAACGGGGTGCCGTTCGATGTGGCGTTCTGCCTCGCGCCGGAGGAACGCCTGGCGTGCGTGATCGCGCTCGGCCGCCTCGACGGCCACGAATTCGACTTTGCCGCGATGCGCTGGAAGGATCGGAAATCGTGACGAGCAAGGACGGTTCGACGACGCACGATACGGCGGCCAAGGCGGGGTTGGCGTTGCTGTTGGGCGGCGGTGTTGCCGAGGCGATGTCGACCGCGGAGGCCACGCTGGTGGCGGTACAGAGCGCGGCGGCGCTGACGTTTGCCGGGCTTGCCCGCGTGCAGGCAACGGGCGCGGCGGTGTCGGCCGTGCCGCCGGTGGCGCAAGTGGCGGCAGCTTGGCCACAGGAAGAATCGACGTTGCCGACCGCGCAAAGCGTGCGCACGATGTTCGCTGATTCGGGGGGCGTCGCGGCTCGGGCGGCGCCGATGGCGGCGTTTGCGCCCGCCGCCACGCAGGACGGCGCGATGGCGACAGAGCCGGCGGCGACCGTGCCGGCCGTTTCGCCATCGCGCGCGACGCCGACCGTGTTTGCATCGTTCGCGCCGGCAGCAATGCTGCCCGATCCGTCTTTCGGTCGGGTGGCGTCGTCCGACGGTATGCAGTCGGCATCGCCCGGCGGTTCGCAGCCGGCAGCGCCCGATGTCCCAGCGGAGCCCGCGTGGACGTCGGCCGCGCCAAAGCCGCAGGGAGCAGCATCGGTTTCGGCATCGGCGACGCCGAGTGCATCCGCTGGGCCGACCGGTGGCGATGTGTATCTCGACGGCATGCGTGTCGGTTCCTGGCTGGCGGACCATCTGGCGCGGGAGGCGGGACGGCCGCAGGGCGGCGGCACGGCGTTCGATCCGCGGCTGACACCGGCGTGGCCGGGCACGTTGCAGGGGGGCTGAGCGCATGTCCGACTATTTGCAGCTCGGCGCGGTGAGTTTTCAGGATTTCGAAATTCCGGCGCGCATCCGCTTCGGTGGGGCGCAGCGGTTGGCCGTGCATGTGCTGCCCGGCGACCTGCGCGTGATCGACGCCATGGGACGCGATGATGCAGATGTCGGTTGGAACGGCGCATTTTCCGGCAGCGACGCCGCGGATCGTGCGCGGGCATTGGACGCGATGCGCGTGCAAGGCGGCGTGTGGACGCTGACATGGGACGCCTTCTGCTATCTGGTGGTGATCGGCCGGTTCGAGGCGGATTACGAGCACAGCAACTGGGTGCCGTATCGGATTTCCTGCAAGGTGGCGCGGGATCTGGCGCAATCCGCCGGCGGCGTTGCCAGCAGTTTGGCGGCGAGCGTGCTGGGTGATCTCGGCGCGGCCGTGGCGCTCGATACCGGCGCGGCGGTGGCGGCCTTGGCGGTGAGCGGCGCGTTGTCGGTGGGGACGGCGAGTTATGCGAGCGCGACCGGTGCGATCGGCGCGCTGGTCTCACAGGCGCAGGTGGGCATGGACAGCGCCGGCGCTTCATTGCTTGCGGCGCAGGATCCGGCGAGCGCGGCGACGGCGGCGGGGCAGTTGGCGGGGTTTGCCGACGCTAACGGCTATGCCGGACGGGCGCTGGCGAATCTCGAGATCGCGGGGGTGTGATGCAGACGATTCAGGTGGCGGGTGGCAATCTGTTTCGGATCGCCATGACGTATCTCGGCGATGCCACCCAATGGGTGCGAATCGCACAATTGAACAATCTGTCGGACCCGATGTTGAGTGGAACGGTCGGTTTGCGCATTCCAGTACAGGACATGAGTGCGGGAGGCGGCGTTGCCGCCCAGTGATGCGCTGTTGTTCGGGGCCGAGACGTTGGCCACGGGGCCGGTGCGGGCGCCGCGGTTGCATGTGCTGGCCAATGGCGAGCCGTTGACGACGGCGATGGATGCTGTGGTGACCAGCACGGCATTTTTTGCGGCGGACCGGTTTCGCGTGCAGGCAGCGTTGCGCGACGATGCGTTTGTCTGGGCATCGCTCGCGCAGATATTCGTCGATGTGCAGATGGCGCTGTCGCCGCTCGGCGGATTTGTCAGTCTGGTGCAGGGCTATGCCGACCTGGTCGAGATCGACCCAATCGTGGGCACGCTGACGCTGGAGGGGCGCGACCTCAGTGCCGGGCTGATCGAGGCGCGCACGCAGGAGACGTTTGCCAACCGCACGTCGTCGGAGATCGCGACGATACTGGCGGGGCGGCACGGCTTGGCGGCGAACGTGCAAGCGACGACGACGCCGGTGGGGCGCTACTGGGAACTGGAACACGACAGCTTGACGCTGAACGCTGCCGGACGTTCGACGACGGAATGGGATCTGCTGGTCACGCTCGCCAAACGCGAGGCGTTTGACTTATGGGTGTCCGGCACGACGCTGAATTTTGTGTCGCAGGCTTATGGTCCGATACCGGCGGTGCTGCCGCTGACCTCGGTGCAGTCGCTGCGGCTGGAGCGGGCGTTGACATTTGCCGGCGATATCGCGGTGACGGTGAAAAGCTGGCACAGCCGCGCCGGCAGCGCCTGCGTGCGCACGGCACAGACCTCGCGCGGGGCCGCGACTTCGCGCCAATATGTCTATGTCGTGCCGAACCTGACGCCCGATGCGGCGCAGGCATACGCGCAGAATGTGCTTGCCGAATTGACGCGGCACGAGCTGGTGGCAAGCCTGGAAATGCCGGGTGAATTGCTGCTGGCGCCGCGGATGAACGTGCTGTTGCAGGGCACCGGCACGATCTTCGACACGGTGCTGCGCATTGACGAGATCGAGCGGCGGTTGCACGGGACCCGGGGATTTTCGCAGCGGGTGCGGGCGCGGGCGGCTTCGGCGGGGTAAGGGATGCAACGGTTCCTGAATTCTCTGAAAGCGCAGTCTGGCGCGCAGGACTTGGCTTCGGGGCGGCCGCGGTTCGGCACCGTGGTCAGTGTCGATCCGAAGCGGCATGCGGCGAAGGTGGCGTTGCAGCCGGAAGGTGTGGTGACCGGCTGGTTGCCGGTGCTCAGCCCGTGGGTCGGCGCCGGCTGGGGGTTGTGCGTGCCGCCGATGCAGGGGCAGCAGGTGCTGGTGCTGCCGCAGGACGGCGAGGGCGAGCATGGCGTGATCGTCGGCGGCGCCTGGAGCGATGCCGCGGCGACGCCGGGCGCGCCGGTGGGCGAGGTGTGGCTGGTGCATCAGTCGGGCAGCTTCATCAAGCTGGTTGGCAACGGCACCGTGCAGGTCAACGGCGATCTGCATGTCAACGGCGATGTCTATGACCGGCACGGCAGCCTCGACCGGTTGCGCGGCAATTACGATGCGCACACGCATGGCGGCGTCAATCCGGGCGGCAGCAATACCGGCCCGACCAGCAATCCCGATCCGGAGTAGATGATGCCCGATCTGTCCCATCAGTACGGCGCCGACCTCGCGGTCGGGCCGGGCGGCGATCTGGCGACTGTCGATGCGACGCAACTGGGCCAGCAACGCGTGTTGCGGCGGTTGCTGACCAATCCTGGCGACTATCTGTGGAACGCGAATTACGGCGCGGGGTTGGCGCAATTCGTCGGGCAGCCGGCCAATGCGGCGCGCATCCGCTCGGTGATTCGCAGCCAGATCTTTCAGGAGAGCGTGGTGGCGCGAACGCCCGAGCCCAGCATCGACGTCGCCGCCGATGCCGCCGGCAACGTCGCCGTGCAAATCCGCTATGCCGACAGCACGACCGGGACCGCGCAGCTGCTGAACTTCACCGTCGGGGCAGTCTGAGCCATGCAACTGCAACTGCGCACATTCGACACCATCGTCGCGTCCGCCGCCGCTGCGGTGCAGGGGGCCGCGGCGACGCTGCTCGACCTGACCGTGGGCAGCGTGCTGCGCGCGGTGCTGGAGGCCAATGCCGGCCTCGGGCTGTGGCTGCAGTGGCTCATTCTGCAAGTGCTGCAAACCACGCGCGCTTCGACCAGCGCGGGCAGCGACCTCGATAGCTGGATGGCGGATTTCGGGCTGACGCGGCTGCCTGCCGTGACGGCCAGCGGCAGCGCCACGTTCGCCCGTTTTTCGCCGGTGACGACGGCGCTGGTGCCGGTCGGCACGTTGGTGGTGACCGCCGACGGCTCGCAGAGTTTCGCGGTGGCGACGGACACCACCAACGCGGCCTGGAGTGCGGCGCAGAACGGCTATGTCATCGCCGCCGGCATTGCCGCGGTGACGGTCGCGGTGAGTGCCACGGCGGCGGGCAGCGGCGGCAACGTGCAGGCGGGTGCCATCGGCCTGATCCAGGCGGCGCTCCCAGGTGTCGATACGGTGAGCAATGCGGCGCCGACCGCCGGTGGCCTCGATGCCGAGAGTGACGCGGCGCTGCGGGCACGGTTTTCCGCCTATCTGGTCAGCCTGTTCAAGGCGACGACGGCGGCGGTGGGTTACGCGGTCGCCTCCGTGCAGCAAGGGTTGCAATACACCATTCAGGAAAACGTGGCCCCGGGTGGTGCAACGCAGCCGGGCTGCTTCATCGTCACCGTGGACAACGGCACCGGGGCACCGCCGAGCACGCTGCTGACGGCGATCGGCAGCGCCATCGAGCAGGTGCGGCCGCTCGGCTCGGTCTGGACGGTGGTGGGGCCGACGGTGAGCACGGCGAACGTCTACATGGCGATCACCACGGCGCCGACGGCCACTCATGCGACGGTGACGGCGCAGGTGGCGGCGGCGCTGACGGCGTTCGGCAACGCGCTGCCGGTCGGTGCGCCGTTGCCGTGGTCGCGATTGGCGCAGGTGGCGTACGACGCGTCGGCGTCGGTCACCAACGTGTCGGGCGTGCTGCTCAACGGCGGCACGGCGGACATCGTGCCGGGGGTCGGCGGCGTGGTGAAGGCCGGCGGCGTGGTGGTGACCTGACATGCTCGGCGATGCCAACGACATGAAGGCGCGGTTGCAGGCGTTGCTGCCGCTGCGCTGGTTTCCCGACAGCACGCCGGTGCTGGCGTCGCTGCTGGCGGGGCTGGCCGACGGCTGGGCATGGCTGTACACGATGCTCGGCTACGTCGGGCAGCAGACCCGCATTGCGACGGCGACCGACAGCTTTCTCGATCTGATCTCGCAGGATTTTCTCGGCGCCGCGCTGCCGCGTCGGTTCGGTGAGAGCGACAGCGCGTTCCGCGCGCGCATCCGGCGCGAAGTGCTGCGGCCGCGCGCGACACGGGCGGCGCTCGTCGGCGAACTGACCAACCTGACCGGCCGCGCGCCGGTGGTGTTCGAGCCGGCGCGGCCGGCCGATACCGGCGCGTGGGGGCAGGCGTTCGGCTACGGCGCGGCCGGCGGCTGGGGAAGTTTACTGCTGCCATTTCAGGTTTTCGTCACCGCGTTCCGCCCGCTCGGCTCCGGCGTGCCGCTGGTCGGCGGCTGGGGACATGCGCCGGTGGCGCAGACAGCCGGCGGTTGGGGCAGCGGGGCGCTGCAATATGTCAGCCTGGCGATGGTGCAGAGCCAGGTGACGGACGCCGAGATCAATGCCGCGATTGCCGCGACCGCGCCGGTGGCGGTGACGGCGTGGACGCGGATTTCGAATTAGCGCGTCCCTCGCTTTCTCTCGTTGGGGGAGGCGCGCACACCGACTTGCGTGCGGCGGCACCCCTCACCCCGGCCCTCTCCCGCAAGGGGAGAGGGAGAAGTCCTGCATCGACCAACCGCATGAGGAACCGATGGACCGCATCATCGTCTATCCGGGCGCGATCCCGCTCGATACCGACATGCTGAATACCAACCGCAACGCGATGCTGGCGCTGCATGCGCTGATCTCGGCGACGCTGGGCACCAACACGGCGGTCGATGGGCTGGGCGTGTTCGCCACCGCGCCGGCGTCCATGCAGGTGACGGTCGGGCAGGGCAGCATCACCGCCTATGGGCCGCTCGACAGCACCGGCTACGGCTCGCTGGCGGCGGACCTGACCGACAGCGTGGTGAAGATGGGCGTGATGATCACGCCGCAGACATTTACGCTCACCGCGCCGACCACGGCGGGCACCTCGATCGCGTATCTGATCGAGGCGACGTTCGACGAGACCGATCAGAATCCGGTGGTGCTGCCGTATTACAACGCGGCCAACCCGGCGATGCCGTATCTCGGGCCGGGAAACGATGGCGCGGCACAGCCGACGGTGCGGCAGCAACTGGTCAGCCTGCAACTGAAGGCGGGCAGCGCCGCGCCGACCGGGACGCAGACGGTGCCGCCGGTCGATCCTGGCTGGGTCGCGCTCGCCGCCGTCGCGGTGGCGGCTGGGGCGACGCAGGTCGTGCAGGGCAACATCTCGACCGTGCAGCCGACACGCTTCACGACCTGGAAGCTGCCGGACCTGACGCCGGGCTATGCCTTCGTCGACAGTTTTAGCAGCAGCGGCGCATTCACCGTGCCGGCGGGCGTGACAAGGCTGCATGTGACGGTGATCGGCGCGGGCGGGGCCGGCGGCAGTTCCTCGGGCGGCAGCGTCGGCGGCGGCGGCGGTGGGGCGGGCGGGCGCGCGGAAGTGTGGCTGAGCGGCATGGCCGCCGGCACGCAGATCCCGGTAACGGTCGGCACGCCCGGGGTCGCGGTCGGCGGGGGCACCGGCAACCCCGGCGGGTCCAGCAGCTTCAGCACGTATTGCTCGGCGACCGGTGGGTCCGGCGGCAGTGGCGGCGGTGGTTCCGGCGTCGGCGGCGCTGGCGGCGGCACCAGCGGCGCCAACATCGCCTTCAACGGCTCGTATGGCTCGGACGCGGTGCCCGGCGTGGCGCGCGGCGGCGACGG